GCACAGCGCGACAAGAAGCGGTCACGATTACGCCAGCAACCACATGGTCAATGGATTCATTCGGGCAGTTTTTAGTGGCCTGTTCAAGTTCAGACGGAAAAGTTTACGAGTGGCAATTAAGCCCTTCAACAAAAGCGGCTGTGGTAGCTAATGCCCCTGTTAACAATCGTGCAATCCTAGTGACAGAAGAAAGGTTCTTAATGTGTCTTGGTGCAGGCGGCAACCCTCGCTTGGTGCAATGGTCTGACAGGGAAAATAATACAGTATGGACACCAGCCGCGACTAATGAAGCTGGCAGTTTAGAACTACAAACAACAGGCCGTATTCAGTGCGGTGTGCGAGTGCAAAACCAAGCATTGATTCTAACTGACACTGATGCTCATGTGGCGACTTACAGTGGCCCACCTTACGTTTTCGGTATTGAGCGTATTGGCACATCTTGCGGAATTGTATCTAGTCAAGCTGTTGCTACAGTAGACAAGGGCGCAGTTTGGATGGGTAGCCGTTCATTCTACACTTACAGTGGTGGTGCAGTTAGCGAGGTTAATTGCGAGGTTGCAGACTATGTATTCTCAGACATTAACCACAGCCAGATCAGTAAGGTTGCAGCCGTATCTAACGCAAACTTTGGTGAGATTTGGTGGTTCTACCCATCGGGCAACTCTAATGAGAATAACCGCTATGTCGTGTTTAACTACAACGATAACACTTGGGCCATAGGCGTTTTAGCTAGAACTTCTGGTGTGGACGCAGGCGTATATCGCCAACCTATTATTGCCTCTGCAACCGACAAGAAATTGTACGAGCATGAGATTGGATTTAACTACGATGGTGGTGAGCCGTTTGCAGAATCAGGCCCAATATCTATTGGTAATGGCGATAATGTAATGGCAGTCACCCAGATGATACCTGATGAAAAGACGCAAGGGGACGTTGACGCTACGTTCAAAACTCGATTTTATCCCAACGATGTGGAAAGGTCATATGGCCCGTTTAATATGGCAAACCCCGTTAGTCTACGTTTTACTGGCAGACAAGTCAGGATACGCGTTGAAGGGGTTAATGCTGATGATTGGCGCGTTGGCATTAATAGATTGGAAGTTAGGCAAGGGGGCAGACGTTGAGCATATTAGACCAACCACCCAGACTGATTAATTTAAACTGGCTGCAATGGGCGCAGCGTACTTCTGCATGGCTGGCATTAACTCGTAGTGCATTACGTCATAAAGGCGCAAGCGAATCAGCCGCAGAGGATGGTGTATTGCTCTGGAACCAGACAGGAGAATACCCTGTTGTTTCAGTCGATGGTGCTTATGTGCCTGTACAGATTGCGCGTGGTTATACAGTGGCGGCATTGCCTACGGGTGTGGTTGGTCAACGGGCTTATGTGACTGACGCAGCATCACCTAGCTTTGGCGCAGCAGTCTCAGGTGGCGGTGCAGTTGTTATACCCGTATTCCGTAACGCCACAGCTTGGATTGTCGGATGAACGAGTTAGACAGATGCAGAAAATGGATAGAGGATGCGCTTGAATATTCGGGCGGTACACACACTTTTGAAGATGTTAAAAATGGTATAATTGAGGGCAAATCACAGCTATGGCCTGCGGCTAATTCTTGTCTAGTTACAGAGATTACGCGGTTCCCTCAAAAGAAGGTTTTACACGTTTTTTTAGGCGGTGGTAATTTAGAAGAAATTAAGGGTATGCAGCCAGATTTAATCAGTTGGGCAAAGGCCCAAGAGTGTGAAAGTTTGACAATGAGCGGTCGCAAAGGCTGGTCAAAAGCATTGGCAGACATTGGTTGGAAATCCCAATTAGTGCTATTAGAAAAGAGGTTTTAGGTATGTCAAAAGGCGGCACAACATCAGGCAGCACAGAAATTCCAGCATGGTTGGAAAATGCAGCGATTGAAAACATCAACAAAGCGCGTGACGTATCTCAAATTGGCTATGTGCCTTATTACGGGCCTGATGTAGCAGCTTTCTCACCTATGCAGCAACAGTCTATGCAATCTACGGGTAACGCTGCTAGTGCCTTTGGATTGGCCCCACAAGGCTTTAATGCTATGGCTGGTATGCCACAAGCAGAAACCTTTGCAGGCGGCTTACAGGGCTATTCTAGTGCGCCTTTGTATGAGCAGTCATTGGATAACCTGTTTGCTAATGCGCCAGCCCAATATCGCGCCATGAGTGATATGTTCATCGACCCATTCACAGGGTCAGCACCAAGAAGCGGATATGGTGCTACACCTATGCAAACTGGGCAGATGATTTCTGGTGGTGGCGGTGGCGGTGGTGAAACTCCATTCCAATTCCCACAAGATCAAACAAGTGATGCTGAAATATTTGGTGTTAACCGAGCGTATAACCCTTACAAATACTCAATGCCAACGGAAGATATTAGCGGTGATGGTGTTGTTGATTACCGAGATATGAGTTTTGGTGAAGGTGGTCGCAGAGATGTGCCAATGGGCGAAAGGATTGTTAACGGGTTATTGGGTGGCCCATTAAGAGCAGTGGATTTTGTGCAAGGCTCATTGTTTGATATGTCTGGTGCTGGCGACCCATCAATGTCTCAGGCCGAGTCAGTCAGTCAAATGAATGAAGCAAATGCTCGTTACGCAGCCAGAATGGAAGCAGATCGCGTGCAATCCGCAGCAAAGGTGCAAGCCGCTATGCAGGCAGAGGCAGACTATAATCAAGAAATGGAACGACAAGCCAGCTTGCTAGAAGATCTTAGACTAAGCGCAGTAACAACGCCTTATCGTGCGCCAGCAGTAATCACTCAAAGCACAGTTAACCGAGGCGGTGGCGGCAACCCAAACAAGGGCAATAATGCTGCTGGAGGAACGGGCGGTAATGTTCGCAGTTCAAGTGGTGTGGGCGGCTACCAAGGCATGAGTACGGGTGAAGCTGGTCGTTAAGCACTACTAATATTTAAGATATAAGGAACAACATTATGGCAGGCTCACCAACAGGCGGTTTTAACGTCAATCAAGCAGCAGCAGGCGGCATACAACAGGCAGGAATGGGTGCATCACAAGGCATGAATTATCGGCCTATGGCAATTACTGCGCCAACGCAAGATAGTTTGCAGCAGTACACTAATCCGTATGAGACACAGGTTGTGAACCAATCTCTTGCTGATTTAGAACGAAGCCGTCTTATGGCTCAGAACGTAGGTGGCGCACAAGCAAGCGCAGCTAACGCATTTGGTGGTTCACGACAGGGCATTGCAGAAGCAGAAACCAATCGGGCCTTTGCAGATCAAGCAGCCCGTACAGCGTCAGGATTGCGGCAGACAGGCTACCAGAACGCACAGACAATGGAACGCCAAGCGCAAATGCAAAACCAGCAGGCAGGCTTATCGGGCGCACAACAGCGTTTAAATGCAGGCCAACAGTTGGGCAGTTTGGCTAATCTAGGCTTTGGCATGGGTCAGACTATTCAAAATCGTATGGATCAACAAGGCGCAATGCAGCAAGCATTGAATCAACAGCTTATTAACGCAGGCAAGAATCAATACGCTGGCTACACTGGCGCACCAGCACAGTCATTGCAGTATTTGTTGCAGGCAGTCGGTGGCGCACCAGCACAACAGCAGCAGACAGAGACTTATGACGCAGGATTGTTTGATTATCTGACGTTAGGTGCAAAAGCATACGCTTCTAACCCTGCCAAAATAGGAAGTATGTTCGGATTTGGAGGTTAAGATGGGCTTATTAGACAATATTAAAGGTGGGCCTTCACCCAGTATGTCAAACAATGACAGAAGCGCATTAGCTTTGGGCTTGGCTTCTGGTTTTGCAGGCATGAGTGGCAATCCCAACACAGCTAGTATTATGGCTGGCATTGAAGGTCAGCAGGCGTCTTTAGCGGCTAGGCGTGAAAAGGAAGAAGCTACAAAACTTCTTTCAAGCCAATCTAACGCTACTTTAATGCAGTTAAAGGCTGGCGGTGTGCCAGATGAAGTATTGGCTGTGGCTAGAACTAATCCAGAATTACTTAAAACCATTACAGGTGAGTTTGTAAAGTCTAAGTATGGCAAGAGTGATATGTTGAAGTTTACTGGTGTACAGACTGACCCAAAAACGGGCCAACAGTATACTATTATGTCAAATCCAAATGATGGGACTTCTACTAGGATAGACGTTGCTGGTGCTATAGGGCAAACCCCAACACAAACACTTGAAATTGAGAATGCAGCTACTACTAGGCTTGCAGACATAGCAATGGCCCAGAAGAAAGGTTTTGCTGCTTTTGATCGTGCTAGTGCTATGGATGAATCACTAGTTAAGTTAGAGTCAGCCAGAGAAGCGGTTAAGAATGGAGCCTCATCTGGATTTTTAGCAAGGTTTGTACCATCGTTTAGTGCAGCAACAACATCTTTAAGAAATACAGCCAACTCGCTTGGTATAGACATTATTAATAGTGCCACTTTTGGCGCGTTAAGCGAGAAGGAACTACAGTTAGCGTTAAGCACTGGATTAGATTTAAGTTTACAAGGTGAAGAATTAAACAAACATATTTTAGAAAAAATAGCAGCGCAAACAAAGATGCGTGATTGGCTAATTTCACAATCTAAAATCCTAACTAAAGGTGATGTAACTTACTCTAGTTACATACAAAAATATAACGCAGAAAAGCCTAGAGCAAATCCTATTGTAAATTACGCTTCTCCACAAAACGCTGGCAGTGGTGCTACTGGTACTGGTGGGTTAGTTTTGTCTAAAAAACAAATTGATATAATGACTCCAAAGCAAAAAGCTGCATTTGAGCAATTAACTGGCGTTAAGCTACCGTAGTTAGGGAATATTTATGGCATTAACAGATGAGCAGTTTGAGCAATTATTAGGTCAATTAGACGAGATTCAGCCAGACGATCAGGTTGCAAGATTAATAGCACAGGGCGCGTCATTAGGCTTTAGTGATGAAATTGAAGCTCTAGCTCGCGCACCATTCCAAAGTGAAAGTTACATTGAAATACGCGATGAATTGCGTAGGAAAATAAACGCGCACAGAGAACGTAGCCCGTATCAAGCTATGGCTTATGAGGCAGCAGGGGCAATGATACCTACTGTTGCCACAATGGGAGTCTCTTCACCAGTATCAGTTGTTAATGCCGCTAGGCCAGTAGTAAGGGCTTTGCAACTTGGCGCAGCAGAGGGCGGTGCTGCTGCTGTTGGTTTAAGTGAGCGTGAAGGTGTTGCAAGTCTAAAAGATGCCCCATTAGGGGTTGCTCTTGGTGCTGGCGGTGGTGTAGGAGGATTATACGCTGGTAAGTTTATGGGCGGTGTTGCAGATAAATTTTTAGAGTTTGTGCGCCAGCGTGGTAAAGGTCGAATGGGTACAGTTGTTGAAAATGAACTAAACCGCCTAGCAGATCAGACAGGAATGTCGCGTGACGAACTTTTTGAAAGAATAGCTAATGGCGAAACAATGTCAGACAATCAAAGCCTGCACAGCACAGTAAGGTCTTATATGTCTCAAGGTGGGCCACCAGAGTCTATGATAAGAACTGCTGTTCCAGAAAGGGCAACCGCAGCTAGATTAGCAGCTAAAGAAGATGTTCAAATTGGTCTAACTGGCGGCACAGAGGGTAACGTACTTAAATACGCCAATATGAAGGAAACTGATTGGAAAAAAGCATTAGGTGATGCTTACAATAAAGTATTCTCTAAAGCTGGTGAAGTAAATACTGATTTGACTAGGCAGGCTTTAGAAGTAGTTCAGCGCGTACCAGAAGCACTAACTGAGTTAAATAAAATTTACAATGTGCGTAACTTAGTGCCATTGTTTAAGACTGCTGATAATGGTGCTTTAGAAATGTCTCGTATTCCTACGTTAGAAGATGTAGAAATAATTAGACGTATGGCAAATGAGCAGGCGCAAGTTGCTGGTCGTGAAGGCCGAGGCACATTGAAGTCTGAACTTATGGTGCTAGAAGATAATCTAAGAACCAACATTGATGAATTTAGCCCAGAGTTAAAAGATACTCGCGCAGGTTGGTCAAGAATGGCTGATGCTAGGGATGCTTTTGATAGTGGCAAGAAAGCATTTACAGGTGATGTTGAAGCGTTTGAAATTCTTGCAGAGCAAATAATGGCTTCTGGTGATACCGCTAAAATTAGTGCGTTTCGTGAAGGTATAATGTCTAGCATTAACAACAAAATGTCTACTAATGGCTCTAAGCGTTTCTTAGCTAAACTGGCTAACCCAGAATTACGTGAGGGTAAAGTATTTGCTAACGTATTCCCAGAAGATAAACAAAAGTCTGCACTTGTTAAATTAGCATTACAAGGTAAGACCCAGTTATCTTATGAAAAGATTATTGAAGGCCCAAGTACGGCATTAACTGATGCAGCAACTAAGCAGCAGGGATTGGGTGTTGGTGCAGATGAATTACTAGCTATGTCTTATGGAAACGTAGCTGCTGGTATTGGTGTGGGTATGAAAGCTATTAAAGCCCTTGCTCCCAAACTAACTGACAGCCAACGCAGGCAGATAACAGAAGTTCTTTTAAGTGAAGATCCACAGTTTGTTAAGTCGGCACTGGCCGATAGTGGTAAAATGGCTCAACTACAAAATAGAGTTAAAAAATTGGCTGATATGATTACTACTGGAAGTCAAAGTGCTGGCGGCTATACAGGCGGCAAGGCTGCTGAGTTTGGCATGAGAGGCTTGCTTAGTGAAGTACAACCAGAAAGTACAACGCAACAAGGTGCAATGTAATGCCTAAAATGTCACAACAAGATATTCAAAGTGCAATTAAAACCGCTATTCAGTCAGCCATTGATTACGTTGACAGCGACATAGCAGATCAACGAGAACGAGCTCAAAGCTACTTTGACGGAAATGTTGACTTAGAGCATGAAGAGGGTCGTTCTAGGGTAGTGTCTACTAAAGTGCGTGATGTGGTGCGTGGTGCTAAACCTAGCCTAATGCGTATCTTTATGAGCAATAATAAGTTTGTGGAATTTACGCCCAAAGGCCCAGAAGATGTGGCTAATGCAGAACAAGCGACAGCCTACACGCATTGGGTGTTTAACAAAGTAGGTGGCTATAACGTCTTATCTAATGCAATCCATGATTCATTAGTGAAGAAAGTCGGCATTGTGAAAGTCTGGTGGAACCAAGAAACAATCGCTAAAACGTACACTTATGAAAACTTGTCAGATCAAGAAGTACAGGTATTGGTCAACAAAGAAGGTGTTGAAGTTGTAGAACATCGACAAGAAATAGAAATGGAAATGGACGAGTTCGGCTTAGATGTTGAACGCAATGTTCACAGTATGGTTATTACGCACAAGTATGAAGAGGGCGAAATGGTCATTGAGGGGATTCCCCCAGAAGAGTTTTTCATTGATGGTTCGGCTAAGTCGATTGATGATGCGTATATTTGCTGCCACAGAAGCGAGAAACGCGCAGGCGATTTAGTGGCTATGGGTATTGATCAAGACGTTGTTGATAACCTAAACGGCTCAGACAATGATTCATTGATTGGTAATATTGAAAAAATACAGCGTTTTGGCGAGTCTATTACAGACGATGAAGATGTAGACAATGACCCATCAATGCGCCAAGTTTTAGTCACAGAGGCTTATCTACGCATTGACGCAGAAGGTGACGGCATACCCACTTTGCACAAGTTCTTATGTGGCGGCACTGATTACGAAGTGCTTGAGATGGAGCCGTGGGATAAAGCCCCGTTTGCTGATTTCCACGTTGACCCAGAACCCCACGCTTTTTATGGTCGCTCACTGGCTGAGTTAGTGATTAACGATCAAGATACAACCACTAGCGTACTGCGTGGAATATTGGATAACGTAGCGTTAGTAAACACCCCACGTTTAGAGGTCAATGAAGATTTGGTGGAAATGGACGATGTGCTGAATAACGAGATCGGTGCAATCATTCGCAGTGAGCAAATAGGGTCGATTAACCCATTAACAGTGCCTTTTGTAGCAGGTTCCACACTGCCAGCATTGCAATATCTTGACATGCTGGTTGAAGAGAAAACAGGCATTAGTAAAATGAGCATGGGCCTTAACCCCGATATGTTGCAGAACACCTCTGCCACCGCAGCCGCATTGACCGCACAAGCTGGCGCAGGCCAAGTTGAAGTCATGGCTAGAAACCTCGCAGAAGGCACTAAGCGGTTATTTCAACTAATGCTACACGTTGCCGTTAAAAACTCGCCAGACGAGCAAATGATGCGCCTCAATGGACAGTTTGTACCTGTTGACCCTGCCATTTGGGATAGCTCAATGGACATGGAAATTAATGTCGGGTTAGGCACAGGGCAAGAAGATGCCAAGGCCGCAGCACTGATGCAGACTTTCCAAACTCAGCAGCAAATTTGGCAGACCTACGGGCCTCAGAATGGCTTAGTTTCAATGACACAAATGCGTAACACTTTATCAGATACTTTGGCATTAAGTGGGTTCAATGACGCTGATCGTTATTACGCGCCTATGAACCCAGAAAGTGAGGCTCAGTTAATGGCTCAAATGGCAGAGCAAGCCGCACAAGCAGCACAGGGTCAGCAGGGCGACCCAATGGCACAGGCACTTATTGAGGCTGAACAGATCAAGGCTCAAGCTAAGATGCAGGGCGACCAGATGAAGATGCAAGGGAAAATGCAGGGCGATCAAATTAAGATGCAAGCTGATATGCAAGTAAAAGCCGCACAAATGCAATCTAAGCAGGGCCAAGAACTGGCTGAATTGCAGCTTAAATATCGTGAATTGCAGGCCAGTGATGATTTAGAGCGCGATCAAATGAACCAAGACTTGCTTGTTGAGGCCGCTAGGATATTGGGTCAATACGGCACAGCCGTTGACGTTGAGCGCGTTAAGTCAATGCAAGCAGCCCCACGAATGGGTAATGTTCAATGATTTTAAAAGATCAAGCTAAAAATTTATTAGCAGATGAGACTTTTTTGGAAGTTTTTGTTAGTATGCGAACAAATCAGTGCAATGTTTTCTTACATTCTAAAGCTGATGAAGTTGAAAAACGAGAAGAGGCTCACGCAATGTTGAGGGCTTTAAACGAGTTTGAGAACGTCTTGAAACGAGCAATTACAAATCAAGATATGAAAGATAAACGAATTAAAAAATAGGATAGCACCGATATGGAATCGACTAGCCCAATTACGATAGAAAGCGCAACAGAAGCGTTAATGGCTCCAATGGAGTCAGAAGCAGCCGAAGTTAATAATACTGATGTAGAAGTTGCAGAAGTTGAAGAAACCGAGGTTGAGCAAGAATCAGAGTTGGAAACTGACGATGATGCCGAATACGCAGAATTAGAAGATGAAGATGATGGTGATGAATATGAAGAGTCAGACGATACGCTAGACGATCAAACTGAGCCAGAAACGTACTCCGTTAAAGTAAACGGGGAGACTGTTGATGTAACTTTATCTGATTTAACCAAAAGCTATAGTGGACAAAAATATATTCAACAAGGCATGAAACAGGCGGCAGACCAGCGCAAAAAAGCTGAGGAAGCCTATAACGGCTTAAACCAACAGCGTGAGCAGCTTAGTCAGTTTATGCAGCAGTTAGGGACGCAAGGTGTTTTAAGAGAACCCACACCTCCAACGGAAGATTTGCTTAGTGCAGACCCATTAGGGTACATCGAAGCAGATGCTAATTATCGTAAAGAGATGAGAGCCTTTCAAGCACAGCGACAGCAAATAGATCAGCACAATGAGGCTAACGCGCAGGCGCAAAATGAAGCTAAACAGATTCACTTGCAATCGCAAATGTCAGAACTTAAAAAAGCAATTCCTGAGTTTGGTGACGCTAATAAAGCAACCAAGATGAAGGAAAGGCTGGTAAAGCAGGGCGTATCCGAAGGCTATAGTGCCGAAGAAATCAGTGGGATTATTGACCCACCGAGCCATGAAAGTTCTACACAAGGCCATGATGTATGACCAGATGGTAGCAGGGAATGGTGATGTGCAAGCCAAACTCAAAAAAGCTAGACCATTAATGAAAGCTGGAACTAAGAAGTTACCCGACTCCGCAGCAAAAAAACAACGTCAGCAAATGTCTAAATTGAAAAAAACGGGCAGCATACACGATGCAGCCTCATTATTGTTTAGTAGTTAAATTATTGATTTTAAAGGATATTTATGAGCCAACCAGCCAACACATTCGACACATATGATACTAAGGGTATCAGGGAAGATTTATCAAATATCATCTATGATATTTCCCCAGAAGAAACGCCATTAGTAAGTGCAATCGCTAAAGTAAAAGCAAGCAGCACTTTTTTTGAATGGCAAGTTAACTCGTTACGAGATGCAGCAAATAATGCCCATATTGAGGGAAGTACAACCTCTGCTCAAGCTATTGTTCCAACTACGCGTGAAGGCAACTACACGCAGATTATGAAGAATAGCATTATCACCTCTGGAACCAACGATGTAGTTGAAGCCGCAGGGCGCACAAACTCTGAGATGAGCTACAACATACTGCGTGAGGCGATTGTTCAAAAATTGGACATTGAGAAAGCGATCTTTGAAAACATTGCTCGCGTAGCTGGTAACGCTACTACTGCCCGTAAACTTGGCGGTCTAGGTGCATGGCTAAAAACCAATACATCATTTGGTGGCGGTTCAGGTGCAGACCCAACAGGTTCTGTAGGTGGAGCAACACCTCGCACCAACGGCACGCAACGGGCGCTAACGCAGGCTCTTTTTGATGATGTCATGCAGAAAACGTGGGTATCGGGTGGAAAGCCTGATGCTGTCTACCTTTCAGCGTTCCAGATGAATAAGGCACTTAGCTTTTCTGGTAACAACAACCAGCGTCAGACAGGTGCAGTTGGCACAGTTAATAACAACATGGCAATTTATATGACGCCTTGGGGACAGGTCACATGGCAACCCTGCCGCGAAAATAGATCGCGTGATTTGTATATTATTGAGCATGATAAATTAGCCATTGCTACTTTACGCCCAATGAAGAACGAAGCCTTAGCGAAAACAGGCGATAATGAACATCGTCAAATCGTGTCAGAGCAAACGCTTCAAGTTCGTTCAGAAGCAAGTTTGGGCGGTGTTTTCGACCTAACCACAAGCTAGTCGTAACTTTGTTATGCACAAAGGGGGTGCTTTTGCGCCCCTTTTTTTTATAGAGAAAATGCAATGCCTAAAATATCAGAACAATTTTATCAAGACGGGGACAAGTTGGTTCACGTTAAACAGCATGATTACACTCCTGCATTAGAGCAAGCCGCGTTTATGCGTGAAAATGGAAACGCTACATTTGGCGAATCAGTTTGTATTGGCGTGATTGACCGCGCACTTATGGCTCAGTGGCTTAAAGAAGCAGGCGTTAAGTCTGATGATCCAGCAGCAGAAGAAGTTTTAAAGCGAAAAATGCTATCTGGGGAGTTTGATAAATTCAGAGTTTGGGATAAGAACTATTAAATGTGGTCTAGCCCCATTGAGTTATACCCTGTGCATCTTTCAAGCACTTTAGCTCCCTCTGGGCAGGCACTTGTTATAGAGGCACAGACAGAGCGTGTGGACGTTACAGAACGTATGCGCGTTCAACGAATTACGGGGATAGTGGCCTACAAACAACATGGGCCAATGTCAACATTACATTGGGTGGCTAAATGCTAGCTGAACTTGCTGCATGTAACTTGGCGTACAAGACCATTAAGCAATTCGTGGGGTCAGGACGAGAGCTTATGGATTGCTCGTCAGCCGTTATCAAGTATTTTGATAACAAGTCTGAACTGGCTAAACGTGTTGAATCATCGTCTGGCCCAAAAAACGAACTAGAGGAATTTTTAGCCCTAGAAAAAATCAAATCTCAAGAAGCCGAACTAAAGACATTTATGATCTATTGCGGTAGGGCAGGTATGTGGAACGATTGGCAATCGTTTCAAGCGAAAGCTGCTAGGAACAGAAAAGACGCAATAAAAAATCAAGCAAAAGAAAAATATAAACGCCAGCAAGCTGCTTTAGAGAACTTAAACCTAGCTATCAAAGTAGGCGGTATTCTGATTGTTATTATGGCTAGTGCGTTTGGCGTGGCAATTTATTTGAGGACATATTGATGGACAAGCGATCACCTTTAACTGAAAGCGAAATGGACAAGATTGCAGAAATGGCAGCTACCAAGGCGTTTGACAAATTTCACCAAGCCGTAGGTCGATCCGTCATTAAAAAAAGCGCATGGTTAGCTGCCGCAGTAGCAGCAGCAATTCTAGTTTTTCTCCAAGAGGGGATGCAAAAATGAGTTATTCGTTTGGAAAAAATAGCCTTAAACACCAAGCTGGCCTTAACCCTGATTTAAAGTTGATTTTAAACCGCGCCTTGGAAATATCTGTTTTTGATTTTGGCGTGCCAGCGACAGGTGGAGTCAGGTCAGCAGAAACCCAAAACGCTTTATACTTAGATGGTAAAAGCCAATTAGACGGGTATAAGCAACTTTCAAATCATCAGCTTGGTAATGCTGTAGACGTTTTTGCAATAGACCCAGAAACGGGTAAAGCCTCATGGGATCACGAAATGCTTGCTGTAATTGCGGCTGCTATGCTCCAAGCCTCAAGTGAGTTAAATACTACGCCTTTGCGTTGGGGTGGCTTGTGGGGTCATTACGGGCGTGACGGGGCGTTTTGTGACCGCCCTCACTTTGAATTGGTAATAGAGGATTAGCGCATGGGC